CCATAAGCTATTACTCCAAATCCGACGGCAAAAGGCTCAAGCGGCCTTATGATCCGAACCCGGATATGCAGTACGAGTTCACAGCAAAGAGCACGGGGAATCTGTGCAAACGCTATTGGGACACATCGAAAGGTGGCTGGCGTACAGCCAAGCGCCGTTGGAAGATTGCGCCGGTGAAGAAGAAATGACAGATAAAGAATATAGAAAAAAGTATTATCAGGAAAATAGAGAACGTTTTATCCACTATCAAAGAGACTATTATCAAAACAATCGAGAAAAAAGCATCAAACACTCTATACAATGGAATAAAAATAACAAAGAAAAGAAAAAAGAATATGATAAAAAATGGTATCAGAAAAACAGAGAACGCTTAATAAAACAATCAATAGAATGGAGAAAAAATAATCAAGAAAAATATGATGAAACTGCTAAAAAACGCCTTAACAGTGAAAGAGGTTTTTTGCAGGCAATGTGGCAGGATATTAAACGAAAGCCTCATTCTTTTAAAGACTTTGATGATTTTTATAACCACTGGCTGGAACAAAAAAAGATTTATGGGATGACGTGCCCTGCAACAGGTGTTGAAATGACTATGAAAGCATTGTTTAATGAAAAAGGAAAACGCCATAGGTGTGGAACCAATCTTTCCAAAGATCGAATACTTAGTTCTAGGGAATATAACCATCAAAACTTAATTTTTACTTGCTGGGATTATAATAAAGCCAAAAATGCGATGACACCTAAAATGGCTAAAACTTATTTAAAAATAGTCAAAGAAAGATATGGTACAGATGAAGTGGAATAATTTATTAGAAAGTGTTATCGATGTCGGCTCAGGATTCATCCTGGCTATCCTCATCCAGTTACTAATTTTTCCGCTCTTTGGGCTC